CCAAGTTCTACAACACTTACAACAAACTTCTCAAAGAAGACCGAATGGAAGACCTTCGCAGGTTCTCTGCCGGTAGGGAGCACTTGATTGGACTCAAATCATCAACTGATGATGTGCGCCAGAGCTTGGCTGACCTACGCAAGTACAGAGGGTTTATTCAGCGGTCTGACATGACCCCAGAGAAGAAGCAGGAAGAGATTAGAGAGATAAACCTTCAAGAGAAATATCTTCTTGAGGTTGTTCCTCAACTAATGGAACTGGCTGATCTTCCAGCGGTAAACGTGGGATCACGGCTGCGTTAACGCTGACATCGAGATGCGGGGAGCAGTCCCCCGCAGCAAGATGTATAACGTGTAGCTGGCCTGTAAAGTCGCAAACCAAGGTGCAGTCACCCCCTTTACTATCATCATTTTTTACAGCCACCCAATCGTGAACATGAGCACTAATCGCGTCTGCGTAAAAAAGCAACAGCAACAAGAAGATAACCCTCATTGCTCAAGGTTCCGTCTGACCACGTTGTAAACCGTGTGATAAGGGAGTGCTAAGTCCTTGGCGATCTCCATGTAGCTCAAACCACGCTTCCGATGCCTCAAGATAATGCCAATATACTTTTCACTGATTGTTGACTTGCGCTTCTTCTCATCGAAGGCTTCTGGCGGTGGGGCTGGCGGGGTGTACCCGCTCTGGCCTCTAATAGACTTCAAGAACAAATTACTCACCAGGCACCTCGCGGATGTTGTTTACAGTTATGGTCGGCTCGCTCCACATCTCGACTAAGTTCATTTCGCCGCCGCTTTTAAGCCTTTCAAGTGCTTCTTCTTCGGTCTTCGCGTTAATAACAAACTCTCCGTCTTTGGTCACTGATACCTTTAAATAAAACTTGCTCATATTTTCTCCTTTAACTTTTTATCTCATCTCGGATTGCGAAGGCCAAGATGTTCTCTTGATTAAGCGCAGTAGTGTTTTTTGATCAACCCTTTGTTCAGCCAATATTTTGCTAAACGGCACACCTTCTGCTTGCATCCTCCATATCTGGAGTTTTTGTTCTTCTGAAAAGTGCTTGGTATTGACTCTAGATAGCCTAACGTCAATATAGTTTTGTTTTTGTTTATCTTGAGCCTCTATAGCTCTTAAAAATAAGTTACTGATATAAACCCCCTTTGTTAGCCCCGCCTGTTTGACCCCGTGGACGGGAACACGGTTATGAGGAGGCATAGGTGTCGCCCCCTTGGTCTAGTTAGCCCCGCCTGTCGGTCAACGCGGACGGGAACACGCTACTGGGTATGGAGTACCCTGACCTAAACTTTATTATCAAGGCGTGGGTCATCGCCTGTAGAAAACCGCATGTACCACAACGCCTTCTCTCTGTCTTCAGCGGGGTTCCACTTCTTATTCTCTCTCCAAATATACTTGAACGCGGTAATGGCTGCATAGTCTTGAACACGTTCAAGGCCAAAAGCTGCAACCATTGCGTCAATGCACTCAATCTCATTCTCTGAGTAATGAGGTGGGCTGTTCACCATATCCTCTTGTGAAGTCTCCACGGTCTCTGGGGTCGCTTCAATAACTTTGGTTTTAAGCGCCTTCTCACCGTAAAGAGTAATAAATTCCTTTATCTTGTTTATGGTGTTTGTGCTCAACTTGCCGCTCCTGTTTTTAGCTTTGATTAAGGTCTGAACATGAACGCCTGCAACACTTGCCACTTGCTGATCATCAAATCTAATTAACCCTTGGATCTGGGTCATCTTTTCAACTTCTTCTTTCTTCAACAACATCCTACTTCCTCAATATAGGGAACCATCGACAGTCGAATATGTAGCTTGATTTAGCGTTACCCGACGAGTCATCTACCCTCTGTTTATATGTGTGCTCCTTTGCAAGACCACGGGTTATCAACCTAGTTATCCTGGTTAGGTCAGACCAGTGAACTTCTTTGTAATCCGTTATTTCTATATCAAAAACAATGATGATGTTGGGGTACAACTGCTGATACCGGACAACGTCTTTTTTGTTTAATGAAATAGCGTACTTTGGATCTATATCAAACATCTCCTGAGACAACCGCCACTTAGTCCTGATCGTTTTTAAGTCTGACGGGAATGAGATCCGCATATCATGGGTGAATTTGTCATTGGCTTTTGCTACGTTTGGTAACACATTAACCAAGTGAAAGTCTTGGGACTTGAGGAAGTTACCCTCCTCAAGCTCTCCAAGCTCACACCAAGACTGCTTGTCTTGGAGATCCATCTAGAACGGTATATCGTCTTCGATGGGAGCAACCTCAACTACTGGGGGTGGTGGTGGCGCAGATTGATCGTCCTCTGGAGGCATAACCTCTAGAGTGATGCCAATATACTTACCTCTTGGCCCATCGTTGTTCCAAGCAGCCATCCTAATGTCTAGCTCACTTGCGCCAGCCTTAAAGTGTTCCATGATAAATCGGGCTTGGGCCTTCGTTATCGTTAATGGGCCACGGTAATACGGGGCTTTTTCGCTCTTCCTTTCCTTCTCGACGAATAGAGCGCCAGAACTGGTCTCTTTCAGGTCATAATTAGGCATCTTTTGTTTCTCCTTTTAAGATTGCTGCTTTACGGTTGGTAAACATTTCGACCATCTTTTTATAGAGGTCGGCGTGTTGGTTTTGAATCGTTGTTATTTGACCCCTGTTGTCATTCCAATAGCCTACCAAGCCTTCTTCGGTAGTCATCATGTCAATGAACTGCCCCATCGCCCCTACAAACTCCTCAGACGCTACTCGTGTGCTCTCAGGGGTTGATGCAGACTCTTCTTCTGTTGCTACAGGTTTAGGCTTTGCCGCCTCCTTTACCACAGGTGCTGGCGTTGGTTTTGGTGTTGATTTTGGCGTGTCCTTTTCCGCACTAGGCAGGTCTTCACCCGCATAGATGTAGAGTCCAAGGCCAAACAATGCTAAGCACTTAACCATGCATCGCATTTTGTTATCACTTATTGCTCTTGCGTCAGGTCGAACGATTGCTCTACCACGATGATCCATCACTGGTAGCCACATATGCCGAGCATAGGTGTCAATCACGATTGTGCAGTGGACAGTCACTGTGCCGTCTTCATGCATCTCATTTGCCCCAAAGTCCATAATGGCTTGAGGGTAATGATCCATCAAAACTATCCAGCTATTTGCCCAAGACAGATATCTTAGTCCCATCTTGTCTTGAACAAAGTCCTCAACGTTGACTGCTGAAAGGGTCTGCCATATATCCACGAAAGTCGGCGCGGTATTTTTTGCCGTCGATCCCATACTGTTTCTCCAATTTAGTTTCTATGAGTTCCACCACTTCCAGTGGAACCAGTCTGTCAAACAAATCAAACTTCAATTTGCATATCGGGCCAGCGGCACAGGTGAATACAATTTCACCACTACCTATGACCTTCATTTGTAGATTAGGTATCTTGGTTATTGACCAGATCCCAATCATCTTTTCAAACACACTCCGTTGCTGCTCAAGCATTGCGCTCTCCTTGCCACTGATCACAAAAATCTGCGACCCGACACCAGTTAGCTGCACACCTTATGGGCTCCCCTGGTCGATGCTCTATGTGAGCGCCGCCTGTTGGAAACTTGCTGCGGATGTAGCCTTCAGCCTCCTCCTGACTATCCAAAACCCTCATGGCGCGTTTGTTGTTACCTTTCTTGACTGCGTACTGTGGCGGTCTCATCCACCGTTCACCGTCAGTGCAATGGGGTAGCTTGTCGCCAGTCAGGTTCGCGTACTCCGCATCTTGATGTAACTTGATGCGCTCAGACATATATCGGTCTTGTTCCGACTCAGACCACAGCGGTATCCGTATCTCTGCTATAGGCGATTGCGGATAGTCGGCATTGCTTTGTGCCTCCCGTCCTTTCCAATCCCTCATAACAGCTATGATCTTCAACTGCTTAGATATCTGGCCTTTGGCATGGCGCATTAGCCAAGCGTAAGCATTCAACTGATAGGCCCATTCTTTCTTCTCGTAGATCACAGACCACACACTTGTGCATTTGTAATCGCTAGGGCCGTCTGCATCTTGCAGGTCTATAGCGCCAGACACTGTCCACCCATCTACATCAACAAACAATCTCTCCTCGCTGATTGAGTCGCCCTGATCGGCATCCTCAAACATAGAATGGACTGCTGTTCCAAGGACAGACCAAAGCTTGCTTGAGATATCTTCTTCAAGATCATCCCAATGTTTCTCAGTCAGTATCCTAATTCTAGGAGAATCAATGAGTTGCGTCACAGACCTGTGACTATTTCCACGGGTGTAAGTGTCCTTACTGAGGGCATTTACAATCGGGGTTGGTAGTTTGTGCTTATTGGTTATCTTCACGAATTGGCCCTTGCTTACAGTAGATCCGAACGACTAAGCCTTCCTCGTCGGAGTGCTGCCCGATAAAGAATTCTCGTTCTGGTGGATCTTCCTGCTTCAGCAAGTAACGCTTGTATGCGCTTCTTACCGCCGCCAACTTTCGGACTATGTCCTGCTCTTCTACTGGTATGTCGAAGGCATCTTTGAAAAACATTTGATCCCAAGGTATGCTTGGCAACGGCTCTCCCGTGCTCCGCACATCCATTTCGACATTCGATTTTATGATTAAGCTCATAGCTAAGTTGTTCCTCATTCCATTGCGCGTTTCCACGCTCTTCTTGTTCCAAAACAAAACTTCCAATTTTGCTCATGTGATTCCTCCTGTTGTTCCGCTTGCGTATCATAGCGAACCATCATAGTATGTGCAACATCTTTGAGACCACAATATACGGCGAACCTGCCAGCAAGGCCAACAGTCGGAAGATTGTAGCTTTCGGGGGTAAACCTAGATTGATAAAGAGTAAGAAGGCCAGAGACTATGTCGATGCCTTTAAGAAGCAATGCCCGACCCTCGATGAGCTTATTGAGGGGGACGTTAAGGTGACGATTAAGATTTGGTATGTAACCCGCAGACCTGATCTGGATGAATCAGTTATCTTGGATTGTCTAGAAGGCTTTGCGTACAAGAACGACAGGCAAGTAAAGGAGAAACATATTTACCATGCGCTCGATAAGGAGAATCCGAGAGCGACGATCAAGGTTGAGAAGATTACCGACTAAGAGAACGTTCTAAGTAGTACGTTCTAAACCCAACTTTAAGTTGGGGAGAAAGCTGTCGAAGAGAACGTTCTCTCAGATGGCGTTCTATAGATTTAACATTTTTTGAAACGATTGACAAGGAGGATGCACATGAATCAATCAGACCTAGAATATTTTGTGACTAACAGCGAGGCCGGTAGGCACGTTTGTCCAGTATGTTCACCGGAACGTAAAAAGAAAAACGAGAAGACACTCAACATACAACCTGACGGCGGCTGCTTGTTATATCGCTGCTGGCACTGCGAGGTGTCTGGCAAGGTCACTAGAGAGGTCAGTCCGTTTGATGACTTCCCGCCAGAGACAGCGACTGTCAAGGCCATTAGCAAGCCAAAAGCCTCAGATAAGGGGCTGGTGACTGCGTTCCTAACCGAGCGGGGCATAGATCCTGAGACCATTGGTGGCTATAACGTGGTTGGTGGAACCAAATACTTTCACAATGGCGGCGAGATGGATGCCATTGGCTTTGTCTACGGTGACAATGAAGCCATTAAGTGGAGGGCGGTAACCGATAAGCAGTTCACTCAAGACGGTTCCGCACAAACGTTGTGGGGCATTGAGACTGCACCATCTGACGGCCTTAAAACAATCATCATTACTGAGGGCGAGTTTGATGCGCTGGCAATTGCATCAGCAATAGGCGACTGCCCCGACACCTTGGTGGTCAGCGTCCCGAATGGTGCGCCTCAAAAGGTCAGCAACAAGCGAGTTGATGCTGCCGAGGACAGAAAGTTTGCCTATCTATGGGCTGCCAAGGATGTGTTTGAACAGGCAGAGAAGATCATCTTAGCCGTTGACAGTGATGAACCAGGGCAGGCTCTTGGTGAAGAGATCATGCGCCGAGTAGGTAGAGCTAAATGCTACCACCTAGATCTGCCAGAGGGCTGCAAGGATGCGAATGATGTTCTTCGCATTCAAGGCAAAGAGCGTTTGGTAGATCTCATTGATGAGGCTAGTCCAACACCATTAGTCGGCGTGTATTCAGCGAATGACTATGCTGATGACGTTGCCTTCCTGTACGAAAAGGGACTGATGAAGGGTATGTCTACCGGATTCCGTGGACTAGATGACGTTTACACAGTGCTGCAAGGTCAGTTAACTGTGGTGACGGGGCTCCCTGGATCTGGCAAGTCTGAGTTCATCGACGCAGTACTGGTTAACTTAGCCGAGAAAGAAGATTGGAAGTTTGCTATCGCAAGCTTTGAGAACCCGCCAGCGATGCACATCATCAAACTG